GCATCTTGACAATGTGCTTGTCAGGAAGAATCATAGCAGACTTGTATGGACTGGGGTCTGTTACAAAAATGTTCATAGTATTTTTGATAAAGAGATTATCAAAAGGAATGATAGCATTATAACCACATCCCAGGATTTTGTCTTAACAAAGTAAGGAACTGAAATAGCATCACCAATAAAGTGAAGAAGCACTCCAAAAGCAACACTGACATGAAGAACCACGAAGTAAGCAATGATCGCAAGAGCACTGCCCGTGATTCTCATGGCAACATCAAAGGTCATCAACCAAAAGTAGAATCAGGTTCTAGAGCGATGTAATAAATCAGATCATGATTCTTTGAAGTGAAACGGGACAGTAGTTTTTGTGATACAGAAACTTCATATGTTCCAGGAAGAATTTTGATATTTTCCACTTTGAAATTGAATGAAAATTCTGCCTCAGTTTCACCCACAACAATAGAGAAGTCATTAGATGTATCGTTCTTTTTATCACGAACAACAAGTTTAACAACACCTGCTTCTCCAACTGCAGCAAGATCAGGAAGTTGATATACTGCTGCTGCTTTCAAAAGTTTGTCCAGTTGTTCTGTACTTAGATCAAAAGTAACGTCTTCACTAGGAAGTGTAATTTCTTTATCCGGAGGAGTAATGATTGCATTAGGATCGGCAAAGAAATATTTGGATCGCATTTTGCCTTCGCGAATAACAACGTACCCATCATTAACAAAGTCAAGTTCGGGACTAGAGTGCAGACTCAGACCATTAAGGAATTGATTGAGATCATAAATCCCAAAGTCTTTCATAAACTCTTCAGTAACAGTTGCTTCTGCAAGGATATTCTTCATCACACTAATAGTGCGAAGTTTACTACCCTCTTTAAAAAGAATTGACTGATTGATTGAAGAAAAGTTCTTCAGGACAGAAATAGTTTTATCAGAAAGTTTCATAGGGTTGCGGATTTTCATCACTGAGGGTAAGTTTCATTTTGTGCATTTTTGTCATTGAAATGCATCAGAAGTACAGCATAATGCAGAATCTTCATAATGTCACGACGGGCAGTGCCCTTTTTATCATATCGTGACGCATACTTGAGGATGTTACTGCGACAGAATGCTTCACCATCACCACAAGCTTCGATTAGATCAAGAGTTTGAATCTTGTCGTCACCAGCAGAATAGTGCTGATCATATGTTCTAGTAATGTAATCTTGCAATTCTTTAATAATTACATCTTCACTATACTTCCTTCTACCTTTAGTAGTTGGAGGATTAGAAGGTTTGGGTGGATCGAAAGAAATATTATCTTGTCCGCCGATCACACCGTAAATGCCGTCCATAGGAACTGGTTGGGCGGCGTTAATACCATCACCAGAGAAAGTGATATAATCGTCACCCATACCACCTGGAAGAGCAGAACCACCAAAAACAATAGTGTCTGGAGATGCAGTGCCAGGATTACCTGTCAGACTGAATCCATCATTCTCCCAGAAGTCTTGATTAGGTACTCCATTCACAGAGTATCCATCAACTTTAAATGGATTTTTTTTGTTTGGATCATTACGATCGTAATCATAATAATACTTTGATTTTTTAGTCATATTCAATTCATCAAATAATAAAGACCATGCGTTAACCATATTATATCAAGTATTTGCCCCTCCGTCAATCACATAGATGCGATCACTTTCTACAGGCATCTGGAAATCTGCATCAACTTTGTCGTACAGTTCCAGGAATGCTTGCTTGGTTTCATCATCGAAACGATTTACACAAACTTGAATTGCCTTTGCCTTGTCATTGAAGATGCTATATGCACGAACGATATGGACCAAGCGACGGGTGCTAATAATCTCTTCGATACCACCATCATAGAAAGTCTTACGGATGATGTCAGCCCAGTCACAGAGACGCTTACAGAAGTCTGTATCACTACAGAGTGCCATAAGGATCTTCTGCTCTACTGCAGTGGCAGGATAGGACTGCTCAAAGGTTACAGGGAATCGCTCAAGGAATGCTTCGTTGAGCACGTTAGTTCCAATGAATCGTCCATCTTCGCTTCCTTTACCTTTAGTATTGGCGGTTGCGAATACGTTGAAACCTTCTGCGGGCGTAATGAATTTGCCAATTTTCTTGAGGAAAACTCCTTTTCCTTCGAGAATAGATTGGAGACAAAGGATTTTGTTTGAGGCAAGGTCGATTTCGTCAAGGAGCAAGATTGCTCCACGTTGGAGTGCTTCAGTGACTGGTCCATTGTGCCAGACGGTTTCTCCATTAACAAGACGGAAACCGCCAATAAGATCATCTTCATCTGTTTCGATTGTGATGTTTACACGGATAAGTTCTCGCTTTGTTTGGGAACATGCTTGCTCCACAGAGAACGTCTTACCATTACCCGAAAGACCCGTAATGAACGTTGGATAGAACAGACCGGACTTAATAATCTTTTTAATATCAGCGAAGTTACCAAAGCTGACGAAGGTATCATCTTTTACAGGAATAAGGTTCTGTTCAACGGCAGGCATAGCAGGTGGTGCCTGATAGTTTTGCTCTAGTTTTTCTTGGACGGTCAAATTCCACTTTCCACGACTAGTTTTGTAATCAGTAAGTTTGTTGGTGACAGTTTGATAGTTCGCACCATTCATAGCACACCAGGCACGAATATCAGCAGCAGCAACAGACTCACCATACAACCCCTGAAGGGAAGTGCGAATGAACTCAGGTGAGAGGGACATTTGGTTTGTTTGAACTGAAGTTATTATAGGGTAAAAAAGAAGGATATTAAACCATCATGAGTCACTTTTCAAACCGTCCATACTTAAATTTCATTGCAGCTAGCAACCATGCATCTGTCAATTTTTTAGGACCCTCTAAAAGAACCTTACGGACCTTAGGGTTAGTTTCACTTTGAAGTGCGATTTCTTTCCAGTTCATGCCACCAAAGAAATAAATTCACCGAGAACTTTCTTATTTAGTTTCTTTGTCTTCAAAGACTTGATAAATGCCGATTTAATCTTTGCTTTGGTAGCACCATCATCAACTTCAAAGTCTGCATCCTGAGATAACGACGTGGCAGACATTGCAAAATATGCATGATATCCAGATTTCTTGATACAAAAACTACGCAGTTTCTTCCATTCATTCTGAATCTTACGATATTCATCAGTGTTCTGATCATAATACATTTTCATAAAGTGACTGCAATCACGACTTTCAAGAACACGAATACCAACAAAGTTTACTAAAGGAAAGTTATCACGCAAATTTTGAAGCATTAGATCGGTGAAACCATGCCAACCATACGGAACCCGATAAGTATTACCAGTCTTTCGATCTCGAAGGAAAGTAACACCGCCAGATAACTGACGAGTTCCCATATAAGGTTCTTTCTCCCATCGACGTTGAACTTCAACATGTCTAGAAAGATGATTTGCTTCACCATCAGTCAGGACAATACACTGAACCTTCTGTAGTTTGTTCTGCTTCTGGAACTGAGGAAGAATCTGGTGAAGACATACAAATGCTTCGTTCAGAGGAGTGCCAGACAGACCTAAACGAGAAGGAACAGAATAAGGAGAACCATAGTAATTGCTGAAGGATTTTGCAATACGCCAGATGTTAATCAACTGATGCTCTAGTTGCTTACCATTTGTCTTGCTAGTCAGAAGATTCATCATAGAGAACTGTTCATGAACGGCAAGAAGATTCTCTTTCTTTTCATAAGAGGAAGTCCAATCTGCTGGTTTCACAATCTCGTTTGTTTCATGATTAATCTCAGGTCTCTTCCACTCATTTGTGAAAGCATAGACCTCAAAAGGAATAGAGACTTTCTTACAGAACCAGATCAGATTATAGAGTTGCTTGATTGTATCCAGCATTACACGACTCATAGAACCACTCCAATCAAGAACAAAGATTAGTCCATGATTCTTACCATCAGGAATCACAGAGACTTTTTTAAATAGATCTTCGTTGTACTTGTAGGTGTGCAACTTAGATGTATCAAGAACTCCAGTACGGGAAGTGGTAGCGCGAGCATAAGAATCTGCTGCCTTGCGACACTCAAACTCTTTTACCAGATAATTGACTTCTTTCTGTGCATTACGTTTGAACTTAACAAACTCTTCATCAGATTGCTCAAAAATACTTAGGGAACAGTTATTTTTCTGATGATTAAACCAAGCATCAATCTCTTTGTGAATATCATCGTTTTTAGCAATAATATACTTCAGATCAACTTGAGGAATCTCAACATAGATATTTTCTCTTGATTCAAAATCTACAAGGTCTTGCAGATTCTCTTGAAGAGCATCAGCAGTCTGCACTTCAGGTTCCTCTGAAAGAGGGGCATTATCAGATTCTCGACGCTGTGCTTCTTCAAGCATCTCTTCATGGGTCATAAAGTCACCAGAACCCTCTCCAGGAGAGTCTTGCTGCTCTTCTACTAGTTCATTTGCAGGTTGTTCAGACTCTCCACCCATTTCATTAGGTGGCATCTGCATATCGTCTACTTTCTCTTCTTTCTCTTTTTTACAAAACAAATAGAGCTCCTCTGCAACCTTCAACACATCGTCGAAGGTTTCTACGTCTGCAATCTTCTGAATCAATATTTTCTCTTCAGAATTAAAAGATATGTCTAAAAAATTACCGATCTTAAAGTAAAGATTTGCACGATCAGCAAGATTGAGATCAGGAACATTGCTGTCAGATATAGAGAAAAAGTCTTCTTCGTGTAATTCTTTGTAACCATGGTAGAAAGTTTTTGATAGTCCAGCGTATTTTCGTTTCATCAATTTTTCAATACGAGCATCCTCAACTACATTCACAAATTGTGGAGGAACTGCTACCTTCTCTAACCAATTCTCATCTGGAGTAAACAATGCATGTCCCACCTCATGACCCACCAGAAGGTCATATACGATATTGCTTGCCTTCTGCCACATCGGTAGGGTCAGAACACGGGTATGAACATTAAAGCAGGCAGTCTCACATTGTTTATGTTCTACAATCAAGTCTTCAGTAGCAAGAAGTTTGGCAAGTTGGGATTTGATTTCGTGCTTGACTGCCATAGGTTTGTCTCGTATGCACCTATAATACCAAACCCCCACCTTACGGCAGGGGTATTAGGTGACAGTTCTCCAATTGGTTGGTCTCGGTCAGGTCGTTAAAATTGGTCTGCAAATTCGTTTACAGGTTGCTTGGTTATCACTACAGTCGATTAAACATTCGTAATAATCGTTGATTTGATCGCTCTCCTCCATTGTAGTGTCTAAAGTTTTACTAAGTTTGTTAAGACTCCTAGTCCAGTCTGCTAATTGATTAAATGATACTAGATTGTGCATGATGTCCTCCTCATGAAAAAATAATAAAGGGAGTTTACTACATCCATTTCTCCAATTCTGTTATTATTTAGTCAGCGTATGCTAACTTAATGAAGTTCTTGTTATACTTAACATTTTCATAGTGTCACGCAATAGTTCTTAACCAACTATTCTACTAAACCCTTTTACTTTTTCAAATCGTATTACATCTCCAAACTTATCTTCGAGACCAGTTTTGTGGGATATTACATAAACATTTGCATCTTTGATTACAAATCGAATAATCTTTAAAAATTCTTCTGTACCAAATCCATCAAGAGAACTATCAAACACCTCATCCATGATGAGTAGATTTGTATTAATAGAGTTCTTCATTCTTGCCACTTCTCTCCAAGTAAACAAGAGTGCTAGGTCGATTCTCATCTTCTCTCCCTCGCTGAAAGAAGCATAAGAAAAATCTTCATGAATTGGGGACTGAACGGTTTCGTTAAACTCTTCATCAAGAGTAAAGTTTATGTAGAAGTCCATCATCTGTAGATAACGGTTTACTTGCTGATTGATCAGCGGTAGATACTTCTTGATGATTTTAGATTTGACTCCACCGTCCTTAAGTAAACTATACGAAAAATCGTAATAGTTGATTGTTTCTTTTCTTGTTGCTAGATCGTCGTATGTAGTTGTTAGACTTTTATTGAAGGTTGCTAACTTTTCCTGCTCAGTATTTCTGTTTGCAAGGTTATCGGTAACTCTTTGAATTTCCGATTCCAGATCCCTGACCTGTCTTTGACATCCAGCGATCTTAATATTGTTTTGAGAAATGCCATGCGTTAGTTTAGTAATCTCCTTAGATAGAACAGTAAATTGACGCTCTCGCTCTTCTTCTTCTTTAATTGCTTCCTCTAGTTCTTTATAACCAGATTGCAACTCTTTAGCTTTACTTTGAGCGTCACTGATCCTATTTATTCTGAAGGTCTCTTCAATGTCCTGTCCACAGGTAGGACAAACCGTATTATCAGAGAAAAATTTATGTTCCTTAGTAATAGTTGATACTTTGTTAGAAATCTTACCTTTTAAATTTCCCAACTTACGAAGTTTATTAGTAGAACCAGAATATTTTTCAACTTTACTTTGGAGAGATTCAAGTTCACTATTACTAGATTCATTGATATTCATCCAATTATTTTCTTCTACAAGTAGTTGACCAATTTTAGATTCTTTATCCTTTATATTTTGTTTTCCACGGTTTTCAATTTCATTGATAAAGTTGTTTTGCATTTCAACTTTTTCAATCAAAGATTCTTTTTTAAGATCGAGTACCTTTATTTCTTCCTTGAAAGTACGAATCTTTTCTTTAATAATATTATTCATCGAAGAAAAGATTCTAATATCTAAAAGATCTTCAATCACGTCTCTACGATTATTTGCTGTCAGTTGCATGAAAGGCACAAATGTGCTGCTACCCAAGATTACAATTTGAGTAAAAGATTTATAATTCATCTTTAGAACATTTTGTTCTAACCATTTTTGCTGATCTAATGCTGCTGCAGATTGATCTAGAACATTTCCATTTCTCCAGATCTCAAATATAGCAGGTTTAATACCACGAACTACTTTCCACTCTATTCCAGGAGTAGAAAATTCAACTTCAACCTTGCAGTCTTTTTCGTTTGTAGTATTAATTAATTGTGGTTTGTTAATCTTACGAAAAGATCTTCCAAACAGAGAGAAAGTTAAAGCATCAAGAACTGTGCTTTTTCCTGCACCATTAGATCCAATAATTAAATTTGTTGCATGTTCGGTGAAACTCATCTCCGTAAACTGATTGCCAGTGCTCAGAAAATTTTTCCACCTAATTGTTTTAAATGTAATCATAATCAGTTTTTGGAGGTATTACAAAATCATTTTTTGTGATTATAGCATATTGGTATTCATGTATTTCACAAGTCTTAACCATTATATCAGTCTCAACTTCGATGACATGCATATCAGGACTACCATCTTCTTCTAACATCATAGCATATCTCATGGCGTCATCTTCTTCTTCAAACAAGTAAAGAATTTGATCACCTTCATCGTCGGCTACGGAATATGCACCTTCAGTTTCTTTTCCATAGACTGTTAGAATATACATCTCAAACTACTTCACACGCCTCTTGATATACTTCATGAATCATTTTTTGAACGATTGATTTGTCCAGAGTTATTTCTGCTTCTTCAATATATCTATTCAAAATAGATAAAGTATCTTCAGACTCAAATGCTTCAAAATTTTCATCTCCACCAATTTCAAAATTTTCTAGAATTTTTAGATCAGAAACACCAGATGAATAAAGTTTATCAATAAACTTTTCAAACTGTTTATTGTCAGTTTTCTTGCGAACGATTACCTTTACAATTTTGTTTTCATACTCTGAAGTATTGAACGTTTGATGTGGAGTATCTTCGTAGTAGATATTATAGAAAAGTCTATATGGATTATCTATTGGATCATGTTCTAGAGTTTCTGTATCAAAGATGTGAAATCCTCTTTGATCATCTACATCGTTCCAAAACATTTCATAGGGATTGCCCAAGTAATAGATTCGTCCATCATCCGATCGAGTGTGATAGTGACCGGAGTAGACTTTCTCGAACTTTGAATATAACTCGCTTGCATGACCATTCTCCATGACGCACCCTCTATGAGCTCTAAATCCGTTGAGTTCAAGGTGCCCCATCGCGCACTTGCAAGTTGAATTTTTAATAAGTTTAGTAGTCTTTTCTTCATTTTCATTATTAATCCAAGGAATGAGTAATACTTTTAATTTATCTAAAGATATCTCAGTTGGTTCAGAATAGACTGTAACGTTATTGTACTCACGGAGAAGAAGATCAACAGCATTGACTTCATTGGTATTTTTATAGTATGCAGTATGATTACCGACAATCGTATGGACATGAATTCCCATGTCCTTGAGACGATCATAATAATTATTCTTTGCCCATGCTAGTGCAGAGAAGTCAATACCCTTTCGACTATCGAAGGTATCTCCCATATCTACAACTGTAGTAATTCCATGCTCTTCCAAATAAGGAAAGAACACATCATTGTAAAACTTCAGAAAGTAATCGTGAAATAACTTAGAGTTTTTACGAGCACCAAAGTGTTGATCGGTAATGATTGCAACTTTCATCAATTACGAAGCTTGGAATGCACAGCATCTTTGATTTGATTATAGTCGCTGTAGTTCGATCCGTCAAGAGTGTTGTTGTCGTCAAACACCTCACTGTAACCAGACCGTTCAATGATCTTGTTCTTGATTTCTAACTGTCTTTTCTCTCGCTGAATACGACGCAGAAAAGCGTAATGAATAATCTGAGTGAAATACGCAAAGGGATTCTGGGATTTCTCTGGGTTAAAGTTATGTATGTACTGAACGCAGTTCTCAATTCCGTCAGAGATCATGTCCTCTTTGAACATGTAGTTGACGAAGTTTGGTTTGAATGATAGATGATTTGCAATCTTCAAGAAACACTCACCAATGTAGCGAGGGATGGGAGGTTTAGGAAGATCTCTAATTAAAGCAATTTCTTTATCTTCACGATATTTGATAAGTGCTGCCAGAAACTCTTTGTTATTCACATAGTGCTCTGACCTCTTTCTTTTAGCCATAGGTCTTATCATAAGTTTATCTCATAATATGTATAGATTATATCATCTTCAGCGTTACTTGACAAGTCTATGAAATGTATGTATAATTACCTTTGTGGAGGTTAAAAGGATTAGCTTTGATTCTCTTCTTTACTACTCTTATAGATCTTCTCTAGCAATTCTTTAGCATCATTAATATTGGCAACGTATCCCATACGACGATTGATTTTCTTTTCTTTAGTATCATCTTTTATAGAATTTCTAACGTAATCTTGATACATCATAATCATTTCAATATCTGAAGATTCTGATAAAGTTAATACGTCTTGTAAATTAATTATAAACATATCTTCTGA